GCGCCAAGTTAGACCTACAGAACACCGCAGCAATTACAGACGAAAAAGATAAACAACTTAAGTCAGATATGGCAATAGAGGCTTTAAGAATTGCAAATCAAGAAGAAACTGCTACCGCAGAAGAAATTAAAGGACTGGAGCTAACAAGAGATCTAGCCAAGCAAAACCTCGAGCTGTCTACTAAACAAAAAGAGCAGAAAAAGATAGAAGTTGCCCTGCAAAAACTACTAAACAGATTCGGGCAAGAGTCACTAGAACTTAGTGAAGAGCATAAAGCAAACGCCCAAGCAAGAGCACTCTCTGAGAAACAGAATGCAGCTGCAATACGTCAAGCAGGTACTCATGCAGAAGTAAGACTATTACAAGAAGAAAAAGTTACGCGCATGAGATCGAAAGCAAATGATGATGTTGCAAAAAGAGAGAAATTAGAAACCGATTTAGCAGATCTTATAAAACAAAAAGGCTACGACGAAGAAGATGCAAGAAAGAGACAAGTTGCTATTAACGCTTTAAAAGCCGCCGAACTCATCACTGAGCAAATGATTACTGATGAAATCAATAAACAGAACAATGTAGATAGTATGAAAGCCCGAGATAGAAAAATAAATTCAAGCCAAATGAGAGTAAGCAATATGACTGGGGGAGCTCCAGGCGCATTACCAGGTTTTGGTATGAGTAATATTACTCCACAACATCAAGAATTAAATAAGATATTAGCAGAAAGAAACCTAACGTTAGCTGAAGCAAAAGTGCTTCAAGATGGGGGTTTTCAAGCTATCTTAAAACAAGCAGATGCACAAGCAAAAGTAAATATCGAATTAGAACTAGCAAATAAGACTAGTGATATTATGAAATCTGGATTTGATAGTTTATTCCAAGCATTACTAGATGGTACTCAATCATTTGGTGACGCTATGAAAGGCGTAATGAAACAAGTACTCGCAGATTTAGCAGCAGCCTATATGTCAGCTGCCGCAATGACTGCTCTGAGAGCAATAGGACTTCCAGGATTACCAGCAAGGTATGGAGGCATCATGTCTCCAAGTGGTAAATCTTTTGCATACGGGGGAGTAGCTAGTGGCCCTCAATCAGGCTATCAAGCAACTCTACATGGCAACGAAGCAGTCATTCCTTTAGGAAATGATAAAGCTGTCCCTGTTGAAATGCGTGGCGGTGGAGGCGGTGGAAACACAGTTAATGTTTCTATTAGTATGAATGGACAAGGACAGGGATCTTCACAAGTATCAGGCGACGGTATGCAAGGACTAGGAAGAAGTATCGGAAATATGGTACAACAACATTTACAACAAGAAATGAGACCTGGTGGATTATTAAATCAACAAGGCACAAAAGGTAGGTCATAATGGCAATAGGATTACACCCCAAAACAGGAAACATATCAGGGTTTAGTGCCCCTGTAATTTATGATAGAGGTATCTCAGATACNCCTAAACCTCGAGTACTTAAAGCACAGTTTGGAGATGGGTACGAAATGAGAGTACGAGATGGTATAAATACTACTCCAAGAACTTTTGCCCTTACATTTAATAATAGGACTAAAGCAGANATTGATAATATATATGATTTCTTAAATGGATTAGCAGGAGTAGANACTTGTAAGTTAACTATTCCTTATGACGGAGGAGAGTCCACAGTAGTAATAGTAGTCGAGCAGTGGGCGAGAACTTTAGCATACGATGAGTATTACACATTAACTTGTTCTGCAAGAGAGGTCTTTGAAGCATGAGTCAACCCATAGTAGGCACACTACCAGCAGACTTACAAGTACAATCTCAGTCCAGTGGTTTAATTACTGTGTTTGAAATTGAAGTGCCTAACAGTGATATAGGCGGAGCGGGTCAAGACAAGCTTTATTTTCATGATGGAGTAACTACAGATCTTGCAACCGATCAGGGGAATATCAAGTGGTACACGCTACTAGATGATAACAATTTTGGGTCAACTAGTACTTCCCACTACGGAGAGCAACTTTATACTCCATTTCCATTAGAGTCGGAAGGATGGGAAGTTAGAGGGACAGGCAGTTTACCAAGACCTTCAGTTAGGTTTGCAAATATAAATCAGTATTGGAGTGCTCACTTAAGTAATTATGACGACTTAGTAGGAGCAAAAGTTATTCGTAGAAGAACCTTAGAAAAATATCTAATTGGTGGAACTGCCGCAGCAAATCCACCTGTTGAATTTAACCGAGATGTGTACTATATAGAAAGAAAAACTACAGAAACTGCCACTATGGTAGAATTTGAACTTGCAAGTGCATTTGACGTACAAGGAATTCAACTACCCAGAAGAGCGGTTATAGCTGCTCGCTGTCCTTGGAAATACAAAGACCCAGAGCAAGGCGGGTGCGACTGGCCAGTAGATAGTAGACCAAGTGACATACCAGGGCATATTGCTACTGTTCCTTTATATTTTGATAAAGACGATAATCGAATTAGTACTCATCCTACTTGGGGCCTCCAAGATGTTTCTAGTAACAGAACTACTAATCTATACGCGGCTACAAGTTACTCTGTAGGAAACTATGTAGAGTACCACAGACCTATAGGAGGCCTAATAGCAGCGAGTGCGGTTACTTCAGGAGCAAATGTAACTTTCACTGTAGGAAGTAATCACGAGATAGATACTGGCGATTTTATTATTGCAAAAGGGTTTACGGATGAAGATGCAAACTTCAAATCTGTGCCTCTTTACGTGAGTAACGCAGGAGCTACTACTATTACTATTCAAAGTCCAAGTAAAACTATAACATCATCATCAGGGTACTTGCAACTTACTAGAGTGACTTTATACAAATGTATAACAGCTCATAGTATTGCAACTGGAGACGACGCAGACGAAATTATAAAACCTACTAATATAAGTTACTGGGAATTTGGAGATGTATGTGGCAAGAGACTAACTTCTTGTGCAAAGCGATACGGACATGAACCTGCGGGAACAAGCGGTGTAACAAGTATTACTGTAGATAAAGGAAATGGAGTAGCAGGTGGTGGAAGCGGATATACAAGTGCCCCTACTGTAATCGTTGCTGGAAGTGCAACAGCAACCGCAACTATTAACAATGGAAAAGTTCAGTCTATAGCAGTTAATTTACCAGGATCCGGGTACAGCACAGCACCTTCAGTTACCTTTTCTGGTGGCGGAGGGTCTGGAGCAGCAGCAACAGCACATATTAACGTAAGAGGTACAAGAAATGTATCTCTACCATTTGGAGGGTTCCCAGGAGCCGCATTAGGATAATGATTGAACCAGTACTAGAAGATATTAAACAATACGTTTATGAACGCGAGCATATAGAAGCTTGTGGCTTATTAAGCTTAGAACGAGGAAGAATAAAATGGAATCCTTGCTTTAATAAAGCAGAAAATCCAAAGAACGATTTTATTATCGATCCTTTAGATTATAAAGCAGTAGCGGATAGGGGAGATGTAGTAGGTGTAGTACATAGTCACCCAGGATGCTCTCCAACTCCAAGTGAGTTAGACCGAGCTGCGTGTAATAAATTAGGAATTCCGTGGTATATTTTTGGAGAAAATGATGAATGGATAAAATTGGAACCAAGCGAAAATACTTATGATTTGCTGGGGAGACCATTCGTTTATGGCATCTATGATTGTTTCACTATCATAAAAGATCATTTCGAGACAAAAGATATAAATATATACCCATACTCATACGAGTGGGAATTTTGGGAAAAGGGCAAAAATCTTTATTTGGACAACTTTCAAAGTGAAGGGTTTATAGAAGTAACAGATGGTAGCCTACAGCCAAATGACCTCATTTTAATGGCTCTAAATAGTGACATTACTAATCATGCGGGAGTATATGTAGGAAAAGGAAAAATGCTTCATCATGCACCTAACAGGTTATCGTGCAGGGACAACTACGCGGGAATATGGAAACAGATTACCAGAATGGTAGTAAGACATCAGAGTATGCAATGAGAAAAATTTATTTAGAAGGACAACTAGGGAAGAAGTTTGGAGAGGAATGGTCTCTAGACGTTTCTTCGCCTGCAGAAGCGTTACAAGCAATCATGGCACAGCGTCCTGGTATGCGTCAATTTATTACTTCATCCGAAGGAATACAAGGTTACGAAGTACTAGTAGATAATAAAAGTATTGATATGCTGGAAGAGCTAGTAATACAAGACCCAAGCATGAAACAGTCCTATACTTTTGTACCAGTAATTGGTGGCTCAAAGAGTGCAGGACTTATGATGGTACTCGGAGTAGCTTTAATAGCTGCAACAGGTGGTATGGCAGCTTTCGGTGTTACTGGTTTTATGGGAGCTGGTGGTGCAGTAGGAGCAGCAGGTAGTGTTTCTACCCTAACAGGTTCTGCTCTTGCAGCAGCTCAAGCAGCGGGAACAGTTAGTGCAGGTGTGGCAGGTGTAGCAACAGTTACAGCGTCAGGAGCAGTAGCAGGAACACTCGCAGGTATGGGTAGTGCTGCAGCATTGGCTACTCAAGGACTTGGGTATTTAGGTACAGCACTTCTGTTAGGCGGAGCTTCAATGATGCTTGCCCCAGATGTACCAGACGGAACTTCAGCAGAAAAAGCAGAAAACTACTTGTTCAATGGACCAGTCAATACAGTCAAACAAGGATCAGCAATTCCTCTCGTATACGGAAGGGCCATTGTCGGATCTAGTACAATCTCAGCATCAGTTTTTACAAACACATCGAGACAAAAATTAACAGCAGGAAGAAAGATGGTAGGAATACCCAACTTCAGAACTGACGGAAGCCAATCAGGATTAACAGCTACTACTACTAGTTACAGTAATCAGTTTGACTTAAATATAAGATTTTAAATTATGAAGAAGAATCAGCACTTAATATCAATACGAGGAGCCAAAGGAAAAGGCGGCGGTGGAAGCACTTTTGAAGCAGATGATAACATGTTTGCAAGACAGAGTGCAGCTTTTATTGATGCCCTGTGCGAAGGCCCAATTAAAGGATTAGTTTATGGAGACGCTTCAATTCTAATTGATGAAGTACGTCTTAGAAACGTAGATCAGTCCACAGGTCGTATAAGTCAAAAAGCTAACTTTAATAATTTTACTGTAATTACAAAAAACGGAGATGCAACACAAGTAGTGGATGCAGACTTCTTCGCAGAGTACCCTAGTGCAGCTACAACGAAGGATATAGGTAGCGCAGAACTACTAGAAAACGAACCGCAATATTTTACTATATCAAGTGGTACTTTTGAAAAAAGAGAAACAGATTATATAAAAATTACTGTATCTACTACAGGTATGTCTGCTATTACAAAAACAGGGGATAATAAGGGGGACATAAATACTACAGCTGTTTATTTCCATATTGATTTCCAGTGGGTAGATAATGGAGGAACACATCACACAAGACAAATGTTTGATACTGGTTTTGAGGGAAAAGTTAGCGGTAAGTACGCACATACATTTGGTTTTAATATTGAGACAATTAAAGACACTTCTACTATTAACGATTGGTCAATAAAAGTAACAAAGTTAGCAGCTAGTCCACAAAGCTCAGATAGTAAAGAAGTTCAAAATGCTATTTATGTAGATAGTATTGAAGCTGCGATTGCTGATAAGCTTGAGTACCCCTATACTGCTTATGTAGGTGGAGTTATAGATGCAGAAGCATTTAATAGTATTCCTGCAAGAGGGTATGAAATTGATGGTAAGTTAATAAGTATTCCAACTAATATGTACCCATGTGATTACAATGGACGTAAACTTACTCTATCCTCAGCTTCAGGATTTAATATTGGTGACGTAATTAGTCAAACACTAACTATAAGTAGCCTTACGGCAGCAGGTACTGATGCGGAAGGGTACACAGCTACTGCAACTGTTCCTGCTCATGGAGTAGCAACTGGAGAAACTTTTAAAGCAACTATAGCAACTACTTCAGCTACAGATCAAGAACACTGGGAGGGAGAGTTTGTCTGCGTAGCAGCTTCTAGTACTACGTTCACTTACACACTAAATAAGCCTTTCGACGCAGCTACAGGAGCATATAAAACTCTTGCTGGAGGAACTACCTGTGGAGGTACAAAAACCGCAGTTATGTTTGCTGGAGGTTTAGTTGACAAAATTGCAGGTAACACACTTTATCTTAGAAATGTTTCGGGATCGACAAGTGCAGTTACTGGTACTATTTCAAATGGTACTACTACTGGAACTGTAACTAGTGCCTCACAAGTATTTATACCTGCTAACTATAGAAGAATTAAAGCTGATGAAAAACCTGGCACAGCCGAACAAGATTGGGATGGCACTTACTATTCATCCTGGTGTAACAATCCAGCATGGGTATATCACGACCTTATAGTAAATAAGATATACGGACTCGGAAACTATGTAGATTCTACGCAAATAAACAAATGGGAACTATTCCAAATTGGCAGATATTGTGACGAACTTGTACCTGCCGGTGTAGCAGCAGCAGATTTACTAAGTATACATTGCACAGCAGATACCAACTATACCCCAGGCGGCGCAAGTGGAGAACATGAACCTAGATTTAGTGCAAACCTAGTAATTGGTGGAAAACAAGAAGCTTATAAAGTACTTAACGATGTTTCTAGTATATTTAGAGGAATGGCATATTGGCTAAATGGAGAAGCCTTTGTAGTACAAGACTCTGAGAAAGATCCTGTATATCAGTTTACAAATGCTAATGTAATAAACGGAGAGTTTAAGTACGAAGGAACAGCAAACAAAACAAGAACAAATTCTATTATGGTTAATTGGAATAATCCCCAAGACTATTATAGAAGCAGAACAGAAATTGTAGAGCTAGAAGAAAGCCTACAGAAAGATAACGAATGGGTCAAGCCAGAAGCAACTACAGCGTTTGGCTGTACTTCAAGAGGCCAAGCAAGAAGGCTGGGTAAATGGAAGCTCCTTACTAATAATTGGAACACTAATACTGTAACGTTTGAAACTTCTTTGAACGCAGCATTTTTACGCCCCGGTGATATTGTACAGGTTATTGACCAACATAAGGAAGGCAAATCATGGGGTGGAAGAATATCTTCTAGCTCTAGTACTTCAGCAATCAATATAGATAGGAAGCCTTCAGGTTTTGGAAATACAAGTGTCGAATCAGGCTATGCTGTTGGTGATTATAGGCTCACATTAAGTTATGTAGGGTACAAAGCAATTCTAGCACAAGATACTGCTACTATCGGAAGCACAGCGTATGTACGAGGAGACCACTTAACAAGTATTACTACTGAAGAAGCTGCTCTTACTTTACAGGACGATACTAATAATTTAGTATTTGTACAATGGACTCCATTTACCTTTACAGAAACGAAGACAGTCTCAGCAGTATCAAATAGTGGAAAAACTTTATCAGTAGCTTCTGCTTTTAACACCGCTCCTGATCAAGATCAAGTATGGATATTATCAAGAGCAGCTTTAGCAACAGGAAAAACTAAACAAGAAGCCAAGCTCTTTAGAATGATGGCTATGGTAGAAAAAGATAAGAATCTTTATGAAATCACAGCACTCGAATACAACGCATCTAAATTTGATGCAGTTGATAAAAATGAAGCACTCACACAAGACAGACAGATATACTTACCTGATAGTTTCAAAGAGGTTCCTGCTGTAACAAATTTAGACGTAGAACCAAGAATTAGAAAGGCCGGTAGTGGAGGCACTATAAATTCATTAGTAGTAGACTGGGACCCAGCTACAAATGCTGATGGCACACTATACAATTCTGTTAGGCACTACGAAGTTGAGTTTTCACAAGATGGACAAATATGGCATAAAGCAGGAACAAATCAAAGTACCGACTTTGAGATAACTGATATGACCGTAGGAGATATTGCAATACTTAGTAGTACTTACTATTTTAAAGTATACTTAGTAAGCTTAAACGGAATAAGAAGTCCTGTAACTGAAAGTGGTGCGAAAACTATAGACTTTAATAGAGCTGTAGGCCCTGCAGAAGGTAGTATAGGTACTACCAACCATTTTATTAACTTTATTGGAAATATTAGTGGAGACTTTAGTCTTGAAGCGGGTAAGGTAACATTTAGCCCACAAAACATTTTTCATAATGACGGAGTAAATGAACACGCAGTCAGTAGTCAAGCTCAACTCGATTTTACAGGGTTAGATCATACTTCTACAACAGGTGGAAATGAAGGTTATGTTTATTTTGATCATAGCGCAAATGCTTTTATAGCCGTTGCTTTCGATGTAACTTCAGGACAATTTTATACTGTAGGTAGTAGTATATTTAGTACTGCTACAGGTACACTTACCTCTGCAAATCGAAAAACCTGGACAGGATTAGATAGTACTAATTTTGATGGGGATTTGTCAAAGGGTAATGTATTTAAGTTTACTCACAGTAGGAGCGGAAGTTCCGTAGACTACTATCACAGAGTAAAAGAAATTGTATCTGACTCTGAAATGCTATCCTATGTGTCTTCAAACCAAACTATAACTAACGCACATAATCAAGCATTTTCAAAACCTAACCTTTTAGTAGATTATGGTACTGGTGGCGACACCATTATGGGTAAGGTTACAAAGACAGGAGCGAGTACTTACACTTTACAGAAGTATGGGTCGTCTCAGGGCGAGTCTGCTTATGGTGTAGGCGCTACAA